AATTAGGTCAAATCGAAAATGGTGTAAACGAAGGGGCAGTTCACTGGAAGTCCAAAACTGCTTTTTCGTTTACCACATCATCGATTCTATCCTAAAGAATTTGTCGCTGACGAACATCAGCCTTTTTCCATAAAAAAGTATAGCAGAAAAAGGCTGATTTCTCAATCAGAATCTATCGAAGTCTTCCTGTGTTGCCAGTTCCTTATACCCCTTATAATCATCATTCCCGTTCTCTGCGTACATATCGTTCACAAGACCAATAGTAAGAAGGTCAAGGTCACGAATGCTTATGCCAAGCTGTACGCATCGTAGAAGAAATAAAGGTGTTGTCATCGGGCGGTCAGTTGGGCGAAGTTTTTTTTAGATTCCACTTCCGTCTGCACATTCAGACCCCAGAGTTCAATGATGGAAGGCAGTACCTGGTAAATAGAAAAGGTATTGAATTCATCAAGCCACTCTTCCGGGGTGTCCGGGATATTCGGGTCTGCGTGTTTGGCCATTACATAGGCAATGTTCTCAAACATCTCAAGGGAGAACAAATCAAGATTTGAGTTCTCCTCATCCCCTTCTCCCACAGCCTTCTCCAAGGAACGAAGGTCTTTATAAATGTCCCTGTTAAATTTAATTCTGTAAATTCTTGGGATGGCTGCAGATGTCTTGAAAGGCACCTGCTTACCATCGATTTCTACTTTCTTTACAATACTCATGATTCTGCCTCACTTTCTGTATTTGTTGTGGTGGATGTCATATAAACTGCTTTATACCAATCCTGGTAAACAGCGTCAGTAGTGTCATCCCCGGTCTTTGCCTTTACAAAACCGTTTGCAAGCGGTGTTGCCTTAAGGGAAAGTGTCTCTGTCTGCACTTCGATTTCATCCTCATTTGTCTGGGATTCGATGGAAGGACGGCTTGCAGCACACTTGTAAAGGACATGACGGATTTTCTTGATATCCCCGTCAAATTCAAACAGGAGTGCAAAATTGGCAGTTTCCACATTTGCATTCTCCACAAGTACCTTGTTGTCATCCAGCTGTTCCTTCAGTACATCCACACGGAAGGACTCCGGCACCATTGCAATCTCAAGGTCACCTTCATAACCCATGTTGTTGCTGATGGTGTAATACGCATACCCATCTGCATAGAAGTTACTTGGCTCACCATTTGCATCAAGACCGATTGACACAGCACCCGGAATCGGTACGGGAGTGCCATAGGAAACATTGCCCGCCTCGTCAATATTCAGCAGAGCATAATGTACATTTTTAAGGTTGTACTTTACCTTGTTCTTCTTGTTAGCCATCTTCGATTCCTCCTTATACTGGCATTGCAAATTCAAAGGCTACTTCATAGAGTTTTTCATCCTCTATCCATACCTCGTTCCTTGCATAAAAAATGCCGTGGCTGTCAAGCACGGCTGTTACTTTCTGTTCCAATATCGGATCCCTAAAATCCGTATACAGTTCTATCCTGACTCCGCTTATCCTGTAATACACCTTCCCATCGGCTGCGAAATTTTCATCGTCCGGGAGAAGATAGCAGATAAACGGTGGGTCAGGACTTTCCCCTTCTGCAAAATGGTCATAGGCAAAAGGGATACCCATCTCTTCTATGATTTTCACTAACTCTTCCATCACGAACCTCCAAGTGCCTTTTTGATGTCATTTTCGAGTTCCTTTACTGCATTTTCTTCTGCAGGAGCGATGTGGGGCATTGCCTTTGTCCTTCCACCGCCTCTCTTTGCATGACCTTTTTCCAAGAGATGTGCAAGCTGATATTTCTTCGGGGAATAAACTGTAAGTTCCAAAGAGTCAGAAGTCTCTTTCGTGGTCTTAACTGACCAGCTCTTCGAGTAGGCACCTGTTTTCTTTGGAGCATTTGCCTGGATATCCTTCTTCACTGATTTTCCCGCTTTTCTTACAGCCGTCTTCATATCTGCCGTTGCAAGGTCTTTATATTCTTGCAGACCCTTCATGATTTCAGAGGCAAGATTGTCGATTGATACATTTGCCATCTTATCTCCTCACTTTCTGACATCTGAATTTAAGGCTCTTTTTCTTGTAATTCATGTGGTCAACCGATGTGATGTTATAGAGTTCTCCATGAAAGACTACTCTGTATCCCGTGACATCAATTTCAGCAGCTTTCCTGCACCACCGAATGGTAAATGCAAGGTCACTATCCTCAACCGTTGTCCCGGCTGTATGCTTTTCATTACCACTCTCTCCACTGACCGTGGCATGGCAGGTATAATAATCTGTCCATCCGTTTTTATGGTTACCGATTGCATCAACCTCAACAGAGTTTTTCTGAAAAGTAATCTTCACATTAAGAAGTGCTACATCCATCAGAATCCCTCCTGCCTTATTCCCGATAGCAAAGCACGGATGGAAAGAGTCAGTTCCAGATGGTTTGCATCTTCCCTGTGTTCGTACAAATATGCAACTGCATACAGTACAGCAACTTTGGAACACGGCTGTTTTTCGAATAATTCCTTATCTGAAATACGCGCCACATCCATGCATAACTGCTCGGAAGATATAATCAGACTTTTTATTAATTTGTCATCATCATCGTGGTCAACACGCAGATAATTTTTCATATCATCAAGTGTAATTATCATCTTTCCACCTCACATAAAAGGGAGCAGCATTTCACTGCTCCCTTAACCATTGCTACTATTTTGTTGCCGTTGTGGTTGTTTCTGCCTTAAGACCAAGAATCTTAACTGCCTCCGGCAGGATAAGAAGACCATCGACTCTTTCCTTCGCAACATAACCAATCATACCGTTTCCGGCAAATAACTCGTTAAGCTGCTTGAAGGAACGGGAACCTCTGTCACCGATGTTATAGTACTTATAATCACCGAAGGCAATCGCATCTGTAGGAGCAAAAGCAGATGTTCTGATATTGTAGCCGAGAATCTTATCCGGCTCATTTGCCTGATAAGAAGGCTGCCATAAGTACTGACCGTTGTTATCCTTAAGCTTACGAATCTGTGCCAGGGTAGCATCGTTCATGATGAAGGATGCGTTCTTTCTGTACGGTCTCTTCAGCTTGTAGATAAGGTCAAGAATATCATCAGACTTAAGGGCTGCCGTAAGAGTACCGATGGATTCGCCACCCTTGGTCTTGTCAAAGATACCAGTAGGCTTTCCGACACCATCACCATTCAGGAATGCATCCTCTTCGGCATTGGCGAGTGCCTTACCAAATTCGGTGATGATGTAATTCTCAAGACCGAATGCATTGTCATACAGCAACTCTTCCGTAATCTTGATTGCTACATGGAGTTTGTGGGCATCAAGAATCTTCTGCTCAAATGTCGCATCACCAAAAGATAATGCCTCACCTTCCTCAATCCATGCTGCTGCAGGCTTTGTGGCTGCGATGTTAATCTTATGCTCCCCGGAAGTGGTAATCTTTGTGGCAATACCACGCATGATATTCTCCTCTGTAAGCACATCAATAAGTCTGTGGTCATACTCTTCCGGCACAAGATAACCGCCATCTGCATCCACACCTTCCTGAAGGACATTGGATACCTGTCTGAAGTTGGAACGGAGTGCTGTAAGCATAGCCTTCTTATACTCATCAGATGCACGTCCTGTTTTTACTTCTCCCTGTGGCTCATCTTTATAAGGCTTTCCGGTAATCGGGGAATTTACAGGCTTGGAAAGTTCCTGCTCCCTTCTCTCGGCTCTCTGCTGTCTTTCGATGGAATTGGTAAGTTCCTCGATTTCAGCCTCCATTCTGCTGTAGGTTTCCTTATCCTCGGCAGAAAGATTGCCATTCTTGTCCTCGTGGGTATCCACAAAGTTCTTTGCTGTTTCCCACACCTTTGCTCTCTTCTCAATTAATTCCTGTACTCTCATGTTCGAGTTCCTCCTTAAATATACTTTTTGATTAGTTCCAGACGGTTTCTGATTTCATTTGCAGATACACCATCCGTTTTGTTTACAGCAGGGATTTCTGCCTGCTTGGTTACATTTACGCTTGGCTTTTTGTAATGCTCCTCCAACTTGTTAAGAAGTGCATTGTTTACTGCCTTGCGTGAAAAAAGCACGGAATTGGAAGATTTCTTTTTCTCATCCTCTTCGGTGCTTTCTTGCTTCTCTGATTCGCCTTCCTTCGGCTCATCCTCTTCTTCATCCTCTTCCTCTTCCTTTTCAGGAAAAGCATTTCTTGTGATAATGTCATCCGCAAAGCCGAGTTCCACGGCCTTTGTGGCATCCATCCATGTTTCTGCATCCATAAGACGGGATAACTTCGCTCTCGACATCCCGGTCTTTAACGCATACGCATTGATAATGGAATCCTTAACCCCCTCAAGCATCTCGATAGCCTTTGCCATCTCGGTATGGTCACCGAAAGCTACTGTCGCAGGGTTATGAATCATCATCATGGATACCGGGGACATTAAAACTGTATGTCCAGCCATAGCAATCACGGATGCAGCCGATGCTGCGATGCCGTCAATCTTGACTGTGACATTCCCCTTGTAATTTGCGAGCATATTGTAAATCTGTGCAGCCGCCACACAGTCACCTCCCGGAGAATTAATCCATACCGTAATGTCACCACTTCCGGCATTCAATTCATCCTTGAACATCTGAGGTGTAAAATCGTCATCGAACCAGCTCTCCTCGGCAATGGTGCCGTATAACTCAAGTGTTCGTTCTACGATTTCTTCGTTTGTTTCCTGGTTCAGAACTTTCCTGTTCTTCCAGTTCCAGAACTTCTTCTTGTCCCTCATCGGAATCCTCCTCTCCATTTTTAGTGCCATCGGCTGCGAAGATACCCGCATCCTCCAGCTTTGTCATATTTCCATTGATAAGGTATAAATCCCCGCCAAGTTCAGCAGGAATACGGTCAAGGTTCTCCAGTTCCCTTATGTCATTTGCAGACATCCACCCATTCTGTCTTGCCGTGGCATAGCCGTTCATACGGCTCTGATAATCTCCACGAAGGAGTCCGTCCACATTAAACTTCACAAAATAGGTCTTTTTCTCCTCTTCCGTAAACAGCCTTCGTGCCATAGCCTGCTCCAGTCTTGTAAGCCACGGGCGAAGTGTGTACTGTACATATTCCAAGGACTGCTGTTCAATATTGGAGAAGGAACTCTTTTCCAAATCTGCAACCATATGGGGTGGAACACGGAATATCCTGCAGATTTCCGTCACCTGAAACTTTCTCGTTTCAAGGAACTGTGCCTCGGACGGATTGATGGAAATCGGTGTATATTTCATTCCTTCTTCCAAGACAGCTACTTTATTGGAATTTGCAGAACCGCCAAAGGTCTGTGTCCAGCTTTCCCTTACCTTACTTGGGTCTTTAAGAGTTCCCGGATGTTCTAATACACCACTTGGTGCAGCCCCATTCGCATAAAATTTACTTCCGTACTCCTCGGCTGCGATACCAAGACCTATGGCATTCTTGGCCATTGCGATTGGAGAATATCCAACCAAACCGTCAAAGGATAATCCCGGAACGTGCAGGACATCTTCCGGCTTTAACCTCACTGTGGAACCTTTATTTGTCGGGGCATCATCGGAAGATACCATGTACTCATAATAGAGATGTCCTTTCTCATCCCTGTCTACCGTCATTCTGTCCGGCATGAGTGGGTAAAGTCCGATAACCTCGCCCTTTCCATTTCTGATAATCTGACTGTAGGAATTGCCCCACAAAAGCAAATGGGTAAGTGCCACCTCAAAAAAGGAATATGCCGTCATTTCCGGGTTCGGCTCATCGTGTAACAGATGGTACAAAGGATGGTCGATGGCTTTCTCCTTGCCCCCATCCTTGTTGTATCGATACAGATGTAATGGCAGGCTTGCCACCGATTCCGATATAACTCTGACACAGGCATAAACCGCCGATGTCTGCATGGCACTTCGTTCATTTACCCTTTTCCCGGCAGCACTCTGCCCAAGAAAAAAACTGTAGGCACTGCCTGCAGTTCTGTTTGTGGGTGCATCCCTCGATTTAAATATTCCACTGAAAATTCCCATATTCCTCACCAGTCCTTCCTAAAAATGTGCATTCCTATTTCTATATCCATGTAAATCCATATCCAATCAGACATACATTCTTAACAATCCATTGCACTAGGATAATACCAATGCCCACGTAAATGTACGGAAGGATATTCATTTCTTTGATTTTCATATGAAAATGTCCCACCAGTATCATATTAATCATAAAGCATACATACACAACCGCAGTATACAGCACAATCGGATGCGCAAAAAAACTTTGCAAGAAATGGCCATGCAGAAAATACATAAATGCCCTGGTACCACCGCAGCCGGGGCAATACAACCCAATTCGTTCACGTACATAGCAATTGGGATAAAACTGCATCCATTCATCACCAAATACATAAAACAAAATCGCTGTAATTGCCCCGGCTGCGAGTGCAAACTTGCCGAGAACATAAAATTCTTTATTCGCGTTCTCTTTCATTGCCTACAAATTATAAATTCTGGAAGTACTGTGTGATTTCTTCCGGTGACATACCATTAAATGCTGTACCTACTACTGCACCGATAATCAACAATGCTAAAGCGATTACAAGTCCGATAGCACCTGTGATAATACCGGCAAGTGCCATACCCTTACCATTCTCGGTCTTCTTTTTGCTGATAATACCAAGTACTATCGCTGCAATTGATAAGATAAGTGCTAAAACATCAAAGCAACATAAAACCAAAGATAAAATACCACATACCATAGACGCAATTGCCAATCCTTTTCCTACCTGCGGTTGCTCCGGCTGTGTATTCATTACGTTATTGTCAAAATTGTTATCCATTTTTCTACCTCTTTTTCTATTATTTATTTAGTGTCTGTTATTAGTCAACTAACGGATTACCGTTACCATCTACTGATATATTACCTGCAAGTATCATAATACCTTCAATCAATCCCCAGATACCTACACCTGTAAGGATAAATACACCAATTGTAATACAAGAAGTCAAGATACCGATACCGCCTAAGATTACCTGGATAATTGCCTTCTGCGTATATCCCAGATAAAAGTTATGTACGCCGAATGATCCCAAAAAGATACCTAATAATCCTGCTACCATCTTAGACTTCGGTGCTGTACCAGGTGTTCCTGCCTGTGGTGGCGGTGTCTGATAAGTATTCTGTCCGTTGAATCCGTTGGCATTGCCTGTATTGGGTGTTTCATTCACTACTTCTGCTGAGTTAGTAACATTCTCCATAGCCGGTGCTTCAGGTGCCGGTTTTGTCATCTGCGCGCCACATGCTGTGCAGAACTGTGCGCCATCGTCAACCTGTGCTCCACATTTTTCACAAAACATATTATTGCCCTCCTCTGAATTTATGTTTATATTCATATATCTAGTATAGTATACAATATTGTCGCTCAAATTGCATCTGTTTTTTCTTATAAGTTTGTGTCAAGTAAACGTTGGCAATTTATTTTTCCTAAATTCCACGTGCATTTTTTATTAGCTTAAAAGAACACTATTTCACGAAGAATTTAAACTGATACTCCCACATTGTAACATTATTTACCACCACCTTTCAATCTTTCTCAATAAATTATT